TGTATTAAGATATAGAAAAGAATAAATTTTTTTAAATAAAAATTTTTTAGAATTTGTTTAATACTAATGTATTAAAATGGAGGTGGAATATGAATTGTAAAGAAGTTTTTAAAATAATAGACAATGAAAGAAGGATTAATTACAAAAATCGCTCTGAAATGTCTGAGAAAATAGGATTTACTAACCCACAAGGATATCATATTTTTATGAAAAGACTAGAAGCTAATAAAAATGGTAGTCATTTCAATAAGGTTTGTAAAATTTTAGAAAAATTAGGATATGAAATAATCATAAAAAAGAAAGGAGAATAATGAATACAAAAGTTTTATTTTATTTATTATTTTCAATAGTAGCAACAATATATGTTTTCTATAAATCTATTCGTCTAAGAGATTTTGACGGCTTAACAATAACTGTGCTTTCATTGGGTATTTTAAATTTTTTTCTATGTGTTTACATTCTTGCAGCATACTCTTGATTAAGTTTAAAAAGATTTTGTTACTATCGTATTCTTTGAAGCTAATCATAGTAAAGAAAAATTGAAAATATGCTAATGAATTTGTATCAAGATAAAGAATATTATTTTTAATTAGTTCAAGAATTTTATTTCTAAATTCTAAGTTATTAGGTTTAGGTTTTTCGTTTATTCTTATGTAAGAAACATAAATTGTTATAAATGGGCAATATAGATGTAAGTATCTTTCTTTATATGCTTCAATCTTATATTTATATCTATCTTGCCATTTACCTAAAAAGAAAGCTATTAGAGTAATAAAAGATTGAGAAATTAAAGTTAAAAAATGTTCCATAAAATCACTCCTTAGTTTATAAAATATCTCACAAATATATTATAAATCAAAGGAGTTAATAATACAAATCTAAGGCTAGTCCTTAGACACATAGCCATAAGTTTTTCTCTCCCCTCCAAAAATCTTAAAGAGTGTTTTTCTTGTGGCTATCTGTGTAAGAACTAATCTTACAAGCATTCTAGGATGTAAACAAGCTAGTGGTTGAGGGTTAGACCTGTAATTTATAGGATAGGATCATATCTGAATTTTAAAGCTAGCCGTATCGTTATCAATTCGTCAAGGGGATAACTATAAATTTTATTAGTTTTATGACTGGAAAAACTAATCTTCATACACCTTTTACCTAACACAGAGAGAGCAAGACTTAATCTGTGGACAGACTGACAGCTGGTAAAGGTGTATGATGTAAAACTTTTCTTGTGGTTTCTTATTAATTCGTATTTCAACAAAAAATATATTGAAACTAAAAGAAAAACTTGTCGTGTCAATTCGAAATTATTAAGATTTTTTTAAGGCTTTTCTAGATAAATATTAATTTTTTCTTTATATTTCAATGAGATTATTAAGATTTTTTTCAGGATAAATTTATTAATTGAATTAGTGGTTGCAGTCTTACAGTCTCCCCGACATTGAAAGATTGCAACTGCTAATTGAGGTAATAAATTAAATGAGTGTTCGGGAGACACTCCAAAACAGGAGGATAAATAAATGGAACAACCAAAAAAAGAAATTAAATGTGAGTTGTATAACGATCATATGCAAAATTTTAAGGTATATAACATACCAAAGGCACAATTAATAATTGCAGATATACCATATAACTTAGGGAATAATGCTTATGCAAGTAGTCCTGAATGGTATATAGATGGAGACAACAAAAATGGAGAAAGCAGCAAAGCAAATAAAGCATTTTTTGACACGGACCATAATTTTAAAATTGCTGAATTTATGCACTTTTGTCAAAGAATGTTAAAAAAAGAACCAAAAGAAAAAGGGAAAGCACCCTGTATGATTATCTTTTGTGCATTCCAGCAAATAAACACTTTAATAGATTATGCTAAAAAATATGGTTTTGAAAACTATATACCAATATTTTTTATAAAACAAAGTAGCCCACAAGTTTTAAAAGCTAATATGAAAATTGTAGGAGCTACTGAATACGCATTAATCTTTTACAGGGATAAACTTCCAAAATTTAATAATAATGGCAAGATGATAAAAAATTGGTTTAACTGGGAAAAGGATAATAAAGAAAAAGTTAAGAAGATTCACCCAACACAAAAGCCAATAGCAATATTAAAAAGACTTATAGAAATATTTACAGATGCTGGAGATGTAGTTATTGACCCTTGTGCTGGTAGTGGAACAACATTAAGAGCAGCAAAAGAATTAAAAAGAGATAGTTATGGCTTTGAAATTAAGAAAGATATATACAGTCTGGCACTAGAACATATGATTAATTATAAAGACCCTCAATTGACTTTTAACTTTTAAATTAATGAGTTAAAGGCTTCTCATTAAAAAGCCTGTTTATTACTTGAATTAGTGGGGGCTATTCGTAGCCTGTCAAGCTCTGGGTAGTCCTTACTAATTGAATTAATAAAAGAGAGTTAAGACAGGCTCTCCAAAATTGTAGGAGGTAAAAATGGAAGATAGAACATTAAAACAATTATTAATGTCAAGTAGTTATTTTGTATTAAATAAACAAATAGTAAAAGCAATAGGAATAGAAGCAGGGTTTTTATTAACAACTTTAATAGAAGCTAGTGATGGGCTTGCTAATGAAGATGGTTGGTTTTATAAAACTTCTCCATCTTTAGAAGAAGAAACAGGACTTTCTAATCACAAGCAAAGTAAAATTATTGAAGAATTAACAAAATTAGGTATCCTTGATCAAGAAAATAAAGGAATGCCAATGAAGAGATATTTTAGAATTAATTTTCAAAAAATAGAGAAATTAGTATTTAAAAAGGATTCAAAAAATTTAAAATCAAGCATTGAAGAAAATGAAAAGCAAGGTTTTAAAAATTTTGAAAGCAAGGATTTAAAAAATTCAAATGCTTGCATTGAAAAAATTTCAAACAATAAAGAATTAAATAATAATAACTTAAATAAAGAACTTAATAATATATATAAAGAGGCTGTTGACTACTTAAACAAGAAAGCAGGAACTAAATATAAATCAAGTTCTAAGAATACAACCAAGCACATAAAGGCTAGGATTAATGATGGCTATACACTAGAAGATTTTAAAACTGTTATAGATAAAAAATGTTCTGAGTGGCTAAATACAGATATGGAGAAATATTTATGTCCAGATACTTTATTTGGATCTAAATTTGAAAAGTATCTAAATCAGAAAATAAATGGTCCTGGTGTTAATAAAAATACTCAAAATAATGCATCACAAGATATAAAATGGGGGGATTAGTATGTGCATTGTAAATATGAAAGAACTAGCAGAAAAAATAAAAAATAATGATTTTACTTTCATAGAAAAAAAGTCACTGGAAGTATTAGAAAATGGAGATACAGTCTTAAAAAGATGTGAAGTTTGTGGAGAAGTTACAGAGTTTAAAACTCCACAAGGTTATATATTCAATTGTGATTGTTTATGTATGAGAAATTACAGAAAACAAGCCAAATTAAAAAGATTTAAAGACTTGTCTATAACTGACAGAAATGCTGGAAGTAATATTTTTTCTAATGCTCAAATAGATAAATCTAATGCAGAAGAAAGAGAAATTTACAAAGAGTTATACAAATATGCAGAAGATTTTAACATAGAAAAACACAGCTACATTTTTGCAGGAGGAGTTGGAACAGGTAAAACATTCTTAGCTAACTGTATTTGCAATATGCTGAATGAAAGAGGCTTTTCAGTTCTAAGTTTCTCACTAGGAGCATATTTCAATAGAATTAGAAAAAATATAGATGAAGAAGAAAGCTTTATATCTGCTGTTAAAGATGTGGACCTTTTATTTATTGATGACTTAGGAAGTGAGTACATTAATAGAGAAAATGGCAAAATGTGGGGAGAGGAGAAGATTTTTAGATTATTTGATGAAAGATATAGAGCTGGAAAGCCGATTATAATAACAACTAATCTAAAAGTTGGAGAACTTAAAGAACATCTAAAAATAAATGGAGATGACAAAATTTATGACAGATTAAAAGAAATGTGCAAATATACAGAATTTAACTGGAAAAGTAAAAGAAAATTAAAAATATAGGAGGATCAAAATGGTAACTAAAAAAATAACAATGAGAGATTATTACAGAAGCTTTATAACAAGAGCTAACAAAGAAGCAGGAGTAAAATTTAATTCTTCTAAACTTAATAGCAAGGAAGAATGTGAGGAATATCTTTTAAATTTAATTAAAAATCTAAGACATAAGAAGCAAGATAACAAGGCTTATATCAAAGAGATAGATAGTTTAAAAGAGGAAATTGAAATTTTGAACACTGGAAATAAAAGACTTGAGGCTGAAAGAGTATTTTATATAACACAAACAGAAGAAGCTAAAAAAGCAAGAGAGAAAGCAGAAAAAGATATGAGAATTTATCAAAGTTTTGCTAATGACTATAGCAAAGATTATTTTGATGAAAGAGATAAACATGAAAGAACATATGAAAAATTAATTTTTTTATCTCGAATAACTGTAGGTTTAGGTTTAATAGTAATTATTGAAGCTATTTCTATATTTGCATTAGCTTGGAAGTGATGAGATGAAACAATGCTATACAATACCATACAAGCCAGATTCAATGAATACACATTGGAGAATAGCAAAGAATGGAGGACAATACTTATCAAAAGCTGGGAGAGAATTCAGGGATAATGTTCAAAACTATATAAAACTTTACAAGTATAAAACTTATGAAAAATCTGTAAAAGTTAAATTAGATTTATATTTTGCAGATAAAAGAACAAGAGATTTAGACAATTATTTTAAAGCTATATTAGACAGTTTCAAAGGCTTTTTATATGTGGATGATAAACAGATAGACAAGATAGAGGCAACAAAGCATATAGGAGCTGGGAAGAACTATTTTATAATAGAAGTGGAGGAATTATAATAGATGGCATTAGTAAGAATTAGACATATCCCAAATCTTATACACAAGCTGGGAGATGGAGAATACAGGATTAAGGTCAAAGATAATAGAATTGTGATCTTCTCAAAAAACAATAGATATGAGAATGAGGAGATAAAAAAGATTCTTGAAGAAGTTGATGAAGAAAAATAATCTTGACTTTTATTAAAAAAAATGGTATATATTAAATATGAACTATGCAGGAGCAGAAATGCTCTTGTGAACTTGAAAAGTTTTGAAATAAATTTTGGAATAAGATTTGAAATTTTTTCAAAAGCTTTTATGAACCAGTGGATAGGAAACTATCCCAAAACATGAAATGTAGGATTAAAGAGGTATAAGCCTCTTTTTTCTTTGATAAAAAAAGGGGAACTAAACCCCTTTATTTTTTATTTTTCTATTTTTTTTACTTTATCAAGTATTTCATTAACTTCTTTCATAGAAGAAGTTATTATTTTTTTTTGATTTATTCCAATTATTGTGTTAGTTATTATTTTGTTACCAAGATAAGTTTTTTGAAATAATTCAATCTCAAAAAGCTCTTCTTTTTTTGATTTATAAATTGTTACTCCGTAATTATTTGCATATCTATAGTAGATAGCATAATATCCTTTTAATTCTAACACTTGAAACACTCCGTCTTGTTCAAACTCATTGTAAAAAATTTTTTCTAATTCTAAATTTGTTTCTTTCATTTTGTTACCTCCATAAAATTTATTTAGCTTTCGCTATACATTTCATGTTTTTAGTTCATCTTTCTATGTTTTAATAATATCATATTGTTTACAATATGTCAATATTTTTTAATTATTTTTTTTATTTTTTATAATTTCTTCTATCACCTCCATTTCTTCAATAGTTGCAAATTCTTTTATAAATCTAAGGCAGGTACTTTTTAACCTGCTTCTATTTGCTTTAGCTTTCGCTTCTGGGTTTTTTTCTAAATATCTTTTTGTTGCTTCTGTTTGTTGCTTTTGGGTTTTGTACCCTCTTCTTTTTTCTTCCATTAGTTCCTCCTTATATGGTGAGGGGCTTTTTTACCCCTCTATTATATAATCGTCATATAGGCAACTAAATTTATTGCCGCCTTGAATTCTAAACATTTTATTATTTTGATTATACATTCTAATTAAATGTTCTCTGTATTCTCCAGTTACTGTAAATGGTGTTTTTACTTGAGAGCAGTACCCACTATCTAAGTGAGTACATACTATTTTAATTTCCTTATTTTGTAATGCTTTTAAAATTTCTCTTCTTGTTTTTTTCATTTGAACCACTCCTTTATCTTATTCTTGTGAACTTTCTTTCTGTTGATGGTCTCCAAGTACCAGCCATTACTTCGTCATAATGTTTAGCTATTTCCATATGCCTTTTAATAGCTTCAACATCGTTTCCTTGTCTGTGAAACATAAATATATTTTCATAAACAGATAATTTTAAAGTAACCCCTATTTTTTCGTCTTCTACAAAGATTATTCCATTTTCATCTCTGTAAAATTTAACTCCTAGTTCATTGTGGTTCATTAATTCTTTTAACATTTTCATCACTCCTATTATTGATTTTTTTGCTAAGAAGTGATATAATCTAAGTGGTTGGGGCTTAGAGTATATCACTCTTAGTTTACCCCTCATGTGAGGGCTGGTAAAAATTACTTGTTCTTTTTAATTACTGAGAACTCGAAACGCCAATTTCCTATCTCAATTATTAATCTGAATTTCATTTTTATCACCTCCTTCCATCGAGGTACTTTAATAATATCATATTGTTTACAATATGTCAACACTTTTTTTAAAATATTTTTGTAGAACTCAAAAAGTCCAATAATATCAATAGAAAAAAGTGTAAAAAATTTTAAAAAACAATAAAATATTAAATATCTTACAATCAAAATTAATAAAATTTAAAAGTAGATGGGATATATAAGAAGAAGTTTATAGAAATATAAGCAACTTTTTATGTATCCCATTTTTTATTTTTTCTCTTGGGAGGTTTTAAAAGATGTGAGTACAAGACAAGAAGTTTATAAGTTAATAATAGAAAAGAAAGACAACAAAGAAATAGCAGCAGCATTAAATATAAGTGTAAGAACAGTAGAAAGATATAGAAAAGATTTTAATAATGCGACAAATGACAACGACATTAAAACGACAACGACAAGCGACAAAAAGAAAAGAAAAGAGAAAGCAAGAGTTTTAATAGAAACTGGGGCAACTATAAAAGAAGCTAGTGCAGAAAGTGGCATATCTTTTAATAGTGCTATGAAGCTAAGCAGTAAAGATAAATTACAAGTTAAGCAACTAGACTATTTAAAATCTTTAAGAGAGAAATACAGTAAAGAGATAGAGCAAAATAAAGAAGATAGATTTTATATTAATGTAGAAGCAAAAGAAGAAATTTGGAAGAATCTAAGAGTAAATGGAATATCTAAAGAGTTACAAGACACATTAAAACAAAATGAACTAACAGAACAAGAAATATTAGAACTTAATAGATTAGAAAGATTAGAAAAATTTGAACTGGAAAAAGCTAAGTATAAAGATAATAGATTAAATATTATTTCTGAAGAACTTGCTAACTTAACAGACGATGACATAGAGAAGATTTTACAGATAATAGAAAAATCAAAAGCAGTTGATGAAAATGAATAAGATATATGACTTCTTTAAAAAAGAACTAGATAGAAGAAAAAAAGAAAGATTAAAATTTTTTGTATTTAAAGCTAGAGATTATCAAAAGAAAATTATAGATACATTCAAGAGTGGATTATATAACTTTTTCATCATTTGCTGGGCTAGACGGCTAGGGAAAGACCTACTTGCTTTTAGTTTAGCTTGTGAAGAATGTTTAAATAAAGCTAATACAGTCGTTTACTATATGTTTCCTACAATGAAACAAGGAAAAATGATGATATTAGACGGCTTCACAAACGAAAGAAAAAGAATAATAGAAGAAGTCATTGATAAAGAATGCTTGTTACTACCAGAAAAATCTGGGAAATTGTACCACTCTGATAATTCTTTAAGGTTTAAAAATGGATCTATTATTTATTTTGTAGACGCTCAAAATGCAGATACAAAAATTGGTGGAAATTTAGATATATTGATTATATCAGAAATGGCAACTATAAAGAACAGAGATATATTGCTATATCTAATACCATCAGTAATGAATGTTAACGGTAAAATCATACTTGTAAGCACTCCAAGATTTTTGAGTTACTTCAATGAAATACTAGAAGATGTTAAAAATATAAAACTATTTTTTAAAAGCATTCTTAGTGCATTAGATAAAGAAGCAGTTGATGAAAAAGGCAACCCAGTATGGAGTGATGAAAAGCTAGAAAAAGCTAAACAACTGATGAGCGAAAGCAAGTTCAGGCAAGACTATCTTTGTGATACAGATGTAGCGAATGAGAATGCTATTTATGCATCAAGTTTATTAAAAGCAGAGTGGGTAAAAGAAATAAACTTATCTAACAAAAAACTATATGTTAGTGAAGACTTGGGAATTAATGATAGTACAGCATTAGTATTTACAATAGATAACACTATAATACATCATTATGCTAATACAGATAAAGCGACAATACATTATATAGAGTACATAAAAGCATTTATGAAAGAACACAATATAAAAGATGTAGAGATTATACTCCCTCACGACGCTAGAAATAGACAAGATGCTATTGACTATTTAACAAGTAGAAGAGAGGCATATAACAAACATTTTAGAGATGTTAGAGTGCTAAGAGCATACGAAGTTAATAAGACAATAGAGATTACAAGACATAGTATAGAGCAGCATAAAATTAAGTTCTTAGACTGTGCAGCAGTTAGGGATATGGTAAGACTTATGAAAGCATACGAATGGAAAATAGATAACTCTACTGGGGAAAATCTAAGAGTACCCGTTCACGGCAGAGGACTTGCAGCAAGTAACACTTGTGACGCAGTTGAATATTTCTGTATGCGAATGTTTTTAGAAATTTATGAAAAAAATATAACGGCTTTGGATTGGGGAAGTTATGAAGATTAGGAGGCTATAAATGGGATTTGGGAAAATAGGAAAAGCTTTTAAAAGTGTAGGCAGAGGATTAGGAAGACTTACAGGGAACTTAACTGGTGGTCTTATTGGTGAGTCAGATGCTGAAAGAAATCAAAAAAGATTAATAGAAGAGCAAAGAAAAGAAGCAGATAGACAAGCAGATTTATACAGACAGCAAATAACAGAAGAAACAAAAAGAAGAAAAGAAGAATCTGATAGAGCAGCAGCAGAAGCACAAAGAGCAAGAGATGAACAAGCTAGATTATTAAGAGAAGCAGAAGAAAGAGCAGCAGCTGAGGAAGATTTTAAAAAGCAAGTTGTGCAAGATAGTGCAAGCATTACAAATGCTTTATTGAATCAATCTGCTAACAAGCAGACAACAAATGTAGATTATTCTAATGCAGTTAATGCAGATATAACAGATAGCAAAGATGATGATATAGACAAGCTTAAAAAAGCATTTAAAAGAAAGCTATAAGGTGGTCTTATGATACTGGGAATAACAAGAGAAAAACTGGAATACTATTTTGATAATGCTAAGAAGTATAAAGAAGATATAAGAGGAGTATACAACGAAGTATACGAATATACAGATGTGAATTTCAGCATTAAAGATAGTGGAACAGTAGAAAAACAAAGCAAAAGAGGAGTAGAAAGTGTAATACTAAAAAGCCAAAATTTCTTATGTAACTTCATAATGTCGTCAATATTCTCAAAGTCTGGAAGATGGGCAACTGTAAAAGTAAATCAAGAAGCTTTAAAACAACTTACTAACACAGATGGAGAAATTGCAGAAGCACAAGGCAATGAAATAAATAAGGTGTTGGAAAATAATTCAGATACAGTTTATTTCACTAATGATAATACTAACTACTATACAGAAACATCAAAGTCTTTACTAGACTGCATAAAAGTTGGAACAGGTATAAGAAAGATTATAGAGTTAAAAGATAATACCAAATGTTTTACTTATGCTTATCAGAATTTAGATAATATCTATATTTTAGAGGATAACTTAGGAAAGCCTAATATCATTTTTAAAATTTATGTAGAAAAAAATCTAAACGATATAAATGATTTGTTTGGGCATTTACCAATTACAGTACCAAAGGGACTTAATGAGGAAAAGCTAGATGAAAAGATAAATATTATAGAGTGTGTTATTGGAGTTTTTGATGAAGATACAAGTACATATAAATATTATCACGGGCTTTTTACAGAAGCTTTTGAAGAAATGTTATTTGAGGGAGAGCTAAACTATAACCCTTATACAGTATTTAGATGGAAGATAAATAGCTCTAATCCTTGGGGAATTGGAATAGGTTTAGAAAATTTAGAATTATTTAAGGAACTAAAAGACTTAAAAGAAAAAAGAAAGAAACATGCTGAAAAAATTGTTAGTCCACCATTAAACTTTTATGGAAGTATGGACCTTATAAACAAAGTTAGTCTTAAAGCTGGTGCTAAAAACTATGCTGGAAGCGGAATTGGTGGAGATAAGTACGGAGTTGATCCAATAAATGTAGGAACTAATCTGTTGCCAGTTGAAAAAGATATAGAACAAGTAAAACAAGAGATAAGAGAAATATTTATGGCTCAACCTCTTGGAGATGTAACAGATACTAAAAATCGCTCTGCTACTGAGATGAGTTTAAGGCACGAAATGTTTAGAAAAGAGTTTAGTGGGACCTATGAGCTTATAAACACAGAACTATTAGAGCCTACTTTTATGAATGCTTATTACATAATGGATAGTAAAGGTTTGCTTAATACAACAGAAAATGAAAGCTATATAAACATTTCTCAAATTCAATATATCAATGAGCTTACTCGTAATGCTGGAAGTGATGAGGTTATAAATACAATTAATTTTTATATGACTTTATCGCAAGTGGTTCCAGAAGCACAAAGGCAGTTTATTTTTAAAATAGATGAATTGATAGACTGGGCAAGTAAGAAAATGAGAGTACCACTTGATGTGTTAAATAGCAAAGAAGAAATTAAACAGCTGATAGCACAACAACATGAGTTAGAACAAATGCAACAAATGGCTATGATACAAGATGGTATTGGTAAAAGGCAAGATGTAGGTATAGGAGATGAAATAAAAGAAGGTATGGGTGTATTTAATGGAGCATAAAATAGAACATAGAACAGAATATCAAATACTTTTAAACAAATTTGCTGGTAACAATGATTTATATAAATTACTGGAAGAGTGCTTACTTGAAGAGGAAAGACAAAGAGAAAGTGCTTATATGATGTCAGGGATATACCCTGAACGGAGAAATACAGTTATGAAATTAATGACAGACTTAAAATTTAATGAAGAAAGAGAGGTTAAATAATGGAAGATGAAGTATTAGAGAACACACCAGGAGGTAATGGAGAAGGAACAAACACAGATGGCTTAAACCCAAATTTACCACCAGATGACAGCACAAATGATGATGGTACTAGGGAAAAAGTGGAAGAAAAGAAACCTTTTTCAGTAGATGATATTGAATTTACTGAGGAGTATAACATTGCTGGTTATGACTTTTCTAAATTTAAAGGTCGTATAGCTGAAAGTGATCTACCTTATTTAGAAGAATATGCAAAGAAATATCAAGAGCAAGGTTTTACACAAGCCCAAATTGAATTCTTAATGGAAGAAAATTTTGCAGATACTCCAAAAGATATGGATAGTATTATGAAAGAGTTGCAAAGTTCTCTAACAGTAGAGGAAAAACAAAGTTATAGGCATACTGGAACACAGTTAAAACAAGCATTAGATAAAAGTAATTTGGGCAAATATTATGAAGAAATAATGACAAACCCTATTGCTTTTAAGGTAGTAAATGCACTTGTTAAGAATTTGACACCAGGAGCAAATGTAGGAGCAAAAACAGAAAGAGAAAGTAGAGTAAATTCGCTTATTAGTGGTGAAAGAGGAGTGGAATTGTTCAATGAATTTTTATCAACTTCATCAGTAAATGAAGAAGCAGTAAAAGCTAAGGTAAAGGAAATTCGTGGAAAAATAAAAAATCAAGAAGAATTAAATTATTTTAATCAAATAGTAGGAGAAATTTAAGGAGGTAAACAATGGCAAAACCATTAGAACAAGTATTACAAGAAAAATATGCAACACAAGCAAAATTAGCAATGTCAGTGCAAAAACCTATGGGACTTGTTAAGTTCTGTGAAAAAGGTGATGCAACATCTGGGGAAAGTTTTACATTTTACAGAGCAGAGGAATCAACAGCAAAAGATGGATTACCATCTATGTACAATGATGACAGTAAAGGTTACAAAGGAGATGCTGGAAACAATGGTGGAGATGCTGGACCTTTAAAGCCTTACAAAGTTTTCGGAGCTTATATATCATCTCAACATAAAATAGATGACATTGACTTCAAAAGAACTAGCTTAGATGCAAAAGGAACTTTACAACAAACTATGTCAATAGCAGTAGAGCATAAAGCTGATGAAAAAGTTTTAAAATCTATAAAAGATAAAGACAGTGATTTGACAAAACAAGATTTTGCTTCTGGAACAGCAAAAGGTATAGATGATGAAAAAGTTATCAGAGCCTTAGTTGGAAAGATAGCAGTTGCTCATGCAAGTGCAGCAATGACACCAGATGGACAAAAAGGAGTATCAGTTTTAATAAACTTAAAAGACTGGGAATTATTGGTACAATCTAATTATTTCTTAAATGCAGATTTTAAAGAAAGCATTGAATGGGGAGATAATGAAAGACCTACTCGTATAAAGGGAGCAGAATTCTTAGTTACTAAAAATGACAATATGGTACCATCAGGAACTATTTATATAGTACCATCTAACACTTGTGGGTTTGCTACTTGGAAAGGAACAGAAAAAGGAGTTGCTGAATATCACGAAACAGATGGTGCTAGATGGCATTTACAAAATAGAAAATATGTAGGAGCTATCTGTATAGAGCCTAAATTTATAACAAAATTTACATTTAAAGCAACAGCATAACCTTTAAGGGTAGGGGTAAAACCCTACCTTATTTTAATAAGGAGATAATATGGATTTTAAAACAGGAAAAATCATAGAAATAGTAAGAGAATTCCTAGCAAATGGTGAAGATAAATTTGAAATAAATGGAGTAGATTTATCAAAAGCAGTATTTATGTATAGAGAAAGAAATTCAAGTTTTATACCTATACCAAGAGGGAATTACACAACCTATACAGAAAACAATAATTTCTTTTTGAATGTAACTGGAGATGTAAAAACTAAAGCTTATGAATATCAAATAATTTATACAGCAGATATGAAAGCTGGAAAGTATTCAGAAGAATATCCAGAGCTCAAAGTGCTGGTAGGAAAATATAATGATTTAGTTGAGGATGTAACTAATATCATTAAATCTGCTAAAACATCAGGAGCTAAGATTGACAGTTTAAAAATGACACAAGTATTAACTCATTTAGAGCCTGATACATTTTGGGTTATGAATTCTGATGAAAAATTAGAAGCGTTTCCAATAGGTAATTTGAATAGTAAGTATCAAGAAATGGTGAATACATTAAAAAAAGAAGTTGAGAAGTTAATTGAAACATCAAAAAATTCTTCATTAACTGAAATTCAAAATAAGTTAAATGAAAAATTGAAAGAATTAGAAAATTTGGCTGATAATTTAAAACAAAATATATCAAGTGCAGTTGCTAGTTACATAGCAGATAATAGAGATAAATTGAAAGGAGATAGAGGACCAGGAATAACATCAATATCTGCCACAGGAGATGAAGTAACAATTAATTATGATGATAGTCAAACAACTACTTTTAAAGTACCAACTATTCCTGGAACAGATGGTAAAAACGCAAAAGAAATTAAGGTTAGAAAAGTTTTCTCTGGAGAACTCAATTCAAATGTAAAGATAAATCTTGGGGAAAATTGGCTAATTTGTACTTTAACTATCAAATATACATATGGTCCAGGATATGAAATAACATTTTTTAAAACTGGTACAAAATTAGAAAAAAATTATAGTAATGGAAATTCAATTAAAAAATTCTTATTAGAGAATAATCAATTTTGGTATATAAATAATTTTGACACTGAAAAAATTATTGAAATAAGTGTTTTGGAGGTTATATGAAAATATTGTTAGATGAAAATAAAAGAATAACAGCATACACATATATTGGAGAATTACAAGGTTCTATTGAAATTGATGACTTTAATTTTGAACATCCATCACAAGACTATATATATGAAAAAGGCAAAATAAAGTATTCACCTGACTTAGTAAGAATAAAAAAAGAAAAAAGAGATGAATTAAAAGAAATTAGAACAAATAAACTTTATGAAAATATCACAGTAAATGGTGATATATTTCAAGTTAGAAAAGATGATTTAGATAATTTCTGGGAAGTTGATTATATATTAGGAACAGGAGAAGTTGTAGAAACAGATACAAGAAACTGGATACTTGCAGATAACAGTATAAAAACTTTTACATATGCTCAATTAATGAATGTTTTAACAGAATTTATAAAAAGAAAAGCTGGAATATTTGAAAAGTTTGGAGTACTTTCAATCAAATTAGAAGCTTGTAAAACTGTTGAAGAAATAGAAGTTATAAAATGGCAATAGAGAGATTTTAAAATAAAAGACATATTCTTAATAGGCTATATAGGTTAAAACTCTTATATCAGCTTATTACAAGGGTATTTTTTTATAATTTTTATAAAATATAAATTTTAAAGATTTTATATTTAAGAGATAGTAAATTTTTAATTTTTGATATAAAATTTTTTATTTCTATATTTAAGGAGGACAAATGAATAAGGTAGCTTTAATCATTGGACATAATGACAGAAGCCGTGGAGCATACTCGCCAATTTTATTGAGTGAGTTTAAATACTGGAAAAGAATAGCAGAGAAAATAAAAGGAAAAATACCAGAAATCATAGATGTTTATGAAAGAAAGCCTAATAAAGCATATATTCCTGAGATGAACGAAGTTTTAAAAGAACTTAATAAGAATGATTATAAATTCTGTTTAGAGCTTCATTTCAATAGTTCACTTAATAGAGATGCTAACGGTTGTGAGTGTTTAGTTTATTGGAAGAATGAAAAAGCAAAAAAATTAGCTACTGACTTTATGGCAAGATTGCAGAATATTTTTGGTAGCAAGATAAGGACCAAAGAAAATGTTATAAAAGTAACTATGCAAGAAAAAAGAATTGATGGAAAAACTTGGGAAGAAGAAAGAAAAGAAACTACAAAAGGCTTAATTCTTGTGCAGGATAGCAAAACAAGAGGAGGCTATGGAATATGTAATAGCAAAGATACTTATATTTTACTTGAACCATTTTTTGGTAGCAATAATGATGAAAGCTTAAAATTTTCTATTGAAAGTGATGTAGTAGATTTGTTTGTTAATTTTATAAAGGAGGTCTAATTGTGAATTTTAACAATTTTCAAGATTTATGTAAGGAAAAAGTAGTTGAATATTTTAATGAAAGAGCAGATAAAACAGATGATTTAAAAATAACAAAAGATTATGTATTTGTTGTATGGTATTGCAAAACTCTACAAAATGCAAAAGCGTTGCTATCTACAACAGTATCTGATGGAATGTACTATGAATTAACTTATAATGGAGATAAGAAAGAATTATATTTAGACGCTTATAAGAAATGGGAAAATAAAAAATTTGATATAGAATAGGAGGTTTAATATGCCAGAATTAGATGATTTTGAATTAAAGTATTATGATGGGAAAGACTTTATTTTAGAGAAAGATTATAGATATATGATTAATGGGAAATTAATACATATACCTGCTGGATTTAAATGTGATTTAGCTAGTGTTCCTAGAGTTTTTAGAAATATTATAAATACTTATGGAAAAGACCACACAAAAGCAGCAGTTATCCATGATTGGTTATATAGAAATGGTCATAAATTAGGTATTTCAAGAAAGGAAGCAGATAAGATATTCTTAGCAGTTATGAAAGAACAGGGTGCAGGTTTTTTCAAAAGACAATTGATGTATAGAGCAGTAAGAACATTTGGAATTTTTGCATATAAGAAAGGGGAGTAATAATGGATACTGCTAATTGGCTAACAATAATAGGAATGATTGGTACAGCAACTGGGTTTGGATATGTAGCTATACAGAATTTAAGAAAGGAATTTTATAAAGAGTTAGACAAAATGAAAAGAGAAAGTAATGCAACTAATAAGGAAATTAAAGAACTTATTAGAGAAATGAAAGAGGACCTAAAAGAAGATATGAGAGAAATCAAATCTGATATAAAAGGTCTTGAAAATAGAAATAGATAAAAAGGAGTGTAGCAATGGATAGAGGAGAAATAATATCAGAAACATTACTAATGTTAGGGGAAAACAGTATATACAACGACAATAAAAGTGATATGTATAAGATTTGTGGAAAGATGTTAGACAGTGTGATAAATAATATAGCAACATCTAGTGCTTTTCTATTCAATGCTATCACTGTTAAATTGACATCAGTAGGACAAGTTGATGGAGAAAATAAGTTTAATTTGCCTGTTGATTGTTTAAATGTCCTTAGATGTAATAAAAGTTATAGATTAGAAAATGAGTTTATATACTCACCAGAAAATGAAATAAAAATACAGTATTGTAGAAGAATAGATTTTAGAGAAATACCAGATAATTTATTTGATTTAATGGTTGCTATGACAGCAAGAAAAATGGCATTAGCAGTTAATACTTACAATAGTAGATTAGAAATATTTGAAGCAGAAGTAACAAAGTTAAAAAATAGACTTATTGCTCAACAAGGTTTTCAATATTGGGAGGAAGATTAAATGGAAAAAGTATTTAAAAGTAATTTATTTGTTTACGGAGAAGTAGGAGAAAGATTAAGTGGTATAAGAGAAAGTGAAATATACCAACAATCTGCACAAAAAATTGAAAACCTTATTATAAATGAAATGGGCAATTTAAAGATAGCAAAGAAGCTGGAAGCTACTAACTTTCAACACAATTTAATACAGTTAATAGATACTAAGTATAAATTTTATGTAGGGACAACAAGAGATAATAAAGTTGTAACTTATAGTAAAGTTAATGGAAATTTAGGTAATCTTTTATATTCACACCCTATAACAGTTAAAAACATAAGAATAGTTAAAATGTGTGATGAAAGATTATTTGTAATAGGAGATACTACTGAAGTATTTGAATTTAATAAAGATAACGGAAAGATGGGTAAATCTAATTACCTAAGTTTAATAAAATGTCCTATTAAAGATAGAGAAATTGTAAAACTTGATATTTATAAGATATATAAAGTAGGTACTAATTTTAGAGTTGGACTTTTAGGAACAGTTGAAAATCCATTAGTTGAAGGTACAAGTCATGGATTATATATTAGTGGAGCAAATGTAATTGTGAAAAGACTGTATAAAGTTTATAAAGCTGGTGTTAGTGCTAGTGACATTGAGCCAAGTTTTTTGGTGAATGGGAATACATTTGCCGTATTCAGAAATTATACTCCAAAAGTTGAGGAAATACTTTCCCAAAATAAAGAAGTTGTTACTTATGAACTTAAAAAAGCTCATATAATTGGAAATGGATGGTCTGATTTAGATAATAGTAGTGATAATGGTTATGATAGCACATATGGCAGTGATTATTTTAAAGCTGAAAGAATAGGCAATGTAAAAGGGGAATTAAGTTATGGTATACCCGCTTATATAACTTCAAATTTAAAAACAGTAGGGATATATCAAGATAGAATGATTATTGTCGGAAATGATGGATACTTGTATTTTTCTAAAAAATCAGATTATTTTGATTTTAGAAATGATACAAAAACAGACAGTGCTTTCTTTTTTAAACCTACTCCTATCAATAATATCTACCCTGAAATATATGATGTTTATGCAGGAGACAAAATATTTATTCTAACATCGCAGGGAGTTTATGTCGTATCAACTAATAATATTTTAACAAATGGAACATATAATGTTTTTATTGCAAGTGAAATAGCTTGTAATCAAAAATTAAAATACAGCTATAAGAAAGGCGGGGTTTTATTAAATGGTACTTTTTATTATTTAACAGATACTAATGAAATTAGAACTGTTGAACAAGTACCAAATTCACAAGGTGTTGAAAACTATTCAACATCTAATTTAGAAAAATATGAACTTGTGCCAAAGTTTACAGGAATAGACAAATTGAAATATAACAATAAAAATTATTTGGTAGTTTTTAAAGAAGATAAGACAGATACCTTATATCTATATGAACAATTAGAATATAAGGTTTTTAGAAGATTTTCTTTAAAACTAGATAAACCTATTAATGATTTTATATTTATTAACAAGAACATACTAGGTTTTATTGATAATACAGCTGTAAAACTTAATGAAACAGAAAATAATGTTGCTAAGGCAATTTTAAAAATAAATCCACCATATATGAAGACTGAAAAAGGTGGAAGTTATAGTAATGATTATTCTTCAAGAATTTTAAGAGTTTTTATAAAAGTCTTAAATGAGAATAGAGAAGCTATAAAAGGAATAAAAATAAATGATAAGGTAGTAACAAAAAATGATATTGAGAATGATTTATTTAATGTTTTTAAAATAGAAACTTCTTTCCCAATATTAAATGGTTTTAATATAGAAATTACTACAAAAGAAAACAATAAGATATTTGAAATTCTAGGTATAGATACAAAAATTGATATTGTGAGCGATTAGAGGTGAGTTAAGATGATAGGATCAGTATTAAGTAATCTTACATTAGGAATTGCACAAGGTTATGGAATATATAAGCAAGGTAAGAAAATTGTAAAAGCAGGAGATGAAATAAAATCTATTTACAATGGATTGAAAGACCAAGAAAATAAATTAAAAAGAAGTATTGAATACAATAAGGCTACTGCTAGTAAAATCAAAGGTTATCAAGATGAACAAGCTAAAATGCAATATGAATATAACAAAAAAGAAATTGGTAGAGCCTTGGAGGGAAATTTAAGAGGTTTACTTGCTGGATATGTATCAGCAAGAGAAAATTTAGAACAAGAGGTAATGAATGTTAGAAGCAAATTAGCTTTTAATGATATTAAAAATGTAGAGGACAGCTCTATAAAGTCTGACAGTATCAATAAACTTAATTCAGAAGCTAAGGATAAGGCAAACATCATTGCACAAAATCAAATGAATGAAATGGGTGAATTACAAAATCAAACAAATAATTATTATTATCAAAGTGGATTAAATTTTAATAAAACTCAAGAGGGGATAAATCAAAATTATTTAGTTGCATATTCACAAGCAGAAATGCAATTAAAAAGAGATTTAGCACAATTAAACCAAACTATTGATAATGGAAACATAGCAGGAAATCAATTAATGGAACAAGGTTTTGGAGCTAAGCTTGCTGGAATTAATGGAATAACACAATCATTTTTAGATGCTGGAAAAAGTCTTTATTTAGAAAATTTAAAAAAGAATTTATCAACTATACCAAGTGGAGAGATAAGAGAAGTTCAAGGTACTTATAACACTGATGATGTTAAGAATAAATTTAAACATAATACTTTTTCAGGGCTGAAAGGTTTTGGAAGTTTTGGAGGTAATAAATGGCTAATAAATTCATAGAAAAAGAAGTAATGAAAGAAAGAACAGGAGCGAATGTATCTCCTATACAAGTTGATACACAAAGTAGATATTTACTAAATCCTACAAATGTTGAAGGTGTATCTGTTAAAACACCTTCTAAAATACCAGTTCACGAAAATATGTTTATAGAGGCAATAGGAAAGATTGCTAAGGAAAGCGAACAACTTAAACTTAATAATGAAAAGAACTTACTTGACATAGCTATGAAAAATAAAGATTTGGAGTTTGAAGAAAAATGGGCAACAGTTCAAGACAAATATGGAGATAGATTTGAAGAATATTTAAAAGATTATAATGAAGTAATCAAATCTAAAAAATCATTAATAGTTAATAGTAAGTATCTTGATAGTTTAGAAAAAAGAGCATTTTCAGATAGTGTTGATGTCAACTATAAAGACTGGGGAATTAAAGAAGGAGTTAAAAGAAATCAATACTATATCAAAGAACAAAATGATATTGCACTCGCTACCTTAGAGCAAAGAAAAATTATAGGTGCTAAGTATGGACTTAATGATGATGAAAAAGCAAAAGAAAATTATACACATATGAGAGATACAATAGAACAAATCGCTAAGCTATCTGGAATGTCAGAAGAAGAAAAAATTGTTATGTTAGGTAAAAACATCGGTGGAACAGAAGTAGCAAGACTTAATAATAGAATAATGGAAATTCAAAACAGTTCTATGACACTTGACCAAAAGAAAGTTGAAATAGATAAGGTCTTAGCGTATATGGATAATGAAAAAATAGTAAATGATTTAGTTGATACAACTATGGAATTTTACAAAGGTAGTGATGAGAAAACTGCAAAAGAATATTTAAAAGTTCAATTTGAGGGAGAAACTAAATCGGTATTGAAAGGTATTAAATCACAAATAGATGAGTATCAAAAAGAACAAAAGAGAATCCAAAGAGAAAGAATTAGAGCAGAAAAACAAATGCAAAGACTATATCTAAGAAATCAAAAAATGGATCAAGCTTTAAGAAGTGAAAAGTATTCTGATGTAAGAAAAGCATTTAAAAAGAGATATGGTAGAGATATGACAGATGAAGATATAGCAAATGGTATGGGTAATTTTGATTGGGCTTCTGCTGGAGATTTAGATAATTTTAATAAAGTAGAAATATTTGATAAAACTCAAATGAGTAATTTAAAAAGGAATATTGATGCACAGATAGAAAACGGAAGAATGTCAGAAGTTGAGGCAAAGAATATGGTTAGAGATTATGCAGAAAAACTATTTGAAAATGATAATAGTCCAGATAAAGAATTAAAAGTAAATGCTTTTATAAAGCAATATGCTGATAAAGATAATCCTATTCCTTATGCTTATGGTAAAGAATATCCAGAACTTTATCAAGCTGAAAGAGTTACTAAAAACAGTAAGGGGAATAATACAAATATAAATATTAATAAACCAGAAAAGGGTTGGATATGGAATGATGATGGATATAGTGAATGGGAAGATCTGAAAAAAGAATTTTCATCTGACCCAGTTTATGCGGATGCTCAATTAAAAAGTTTTATAATTGGAGTTATGAAAGATGATGGCTTTACAGCAAGAGATATTAACAGCATAACAATGCAACCTTATTTAAAAAAACTTAGCACAGATGAGGGAAAAAGGTTAATAAATGCAAGTAAAGTTTTGAAAGGTGGTAAACCTACACAAAACACAAAATCAAATACTGTAAGCACAAAGAAAAATAAAATGGGTGGATATTTAAGATAAGGAGAAAATATGGGTATTTTAAAAGATGTATTCAATGGTAAAAAAGGAATGACTGGAATTGTGAGCGAAGAACAAGAAAAGAAATTCCAAGAGCAAAGAAAAAAAAATATGGAAAAAGGTTTTTCTGTTTCAGACACTCCACTTGTACAAGGAATAGAAAGAAATATTTCTAATCCTATAAGAACTGGTTTAATTAAAGGCGTTACTCAAATAATGGACCTTATTAATCAACCTGATCCTGAAAGCATTGCTATGGAGTATGGAGATGATTACGAAAAAATCTATCAGGAGTATAAAAAACAAACTGAAAATAATGGTTGGAAAAATTCACAATTAAGAAAAGAAACTATTGATTATATAAAGAGAAACAGAGAAGAAAGAGCAAAATTTTTAAACAGTGATTCAAAAATAGATAAAGGAATTATGATATTTCAAAGTATTTTAGAGGGTGTTGCTTCTCCTACAAACTGGTATAACCCACAAGGTTTTGTTAAAAATTTAGCTTGGGATTTAGTTCAAGGTGCTATTGATACAACTTGGGAAAAAACAGAAATAGAGGGCAAAGAAATTAAAGATTTTGGAAAAGAAGATTTAAAAGAGTATGCTTATGGTGCAGCAACAAGTGTAGCAATACACGGAGTTACAAAAGTAGCAGGTAGGTATATTTCTAAAAAAATAAATAAATTAAAAAATTCAGATGTTGATATATCTGGGAATACAATATCAAATGCAGTTGAAGAAACTCCTAATACTCCACTAGAAGTTATACAAAATGAGGTTGATAAATATGGACCAGGAGCAACTAACCCAAAAGCAGTTATAGAACTTGCTGAAAGATTAGAGAATGGAGAAACAGTAGGTATTGAAAGAGGTAAAAACTTTTCTCAGGAAGTAGATGATTTCTATACCAATGTAACTGAAAAAAGAATTGAAAAGATTCATAAAGAAGAACTTTCAAGACAGAATACAATTAAAAACAAAGAGAGTAATGTTGAATTTGAAGAAAGAATATTTAATGGAGAAGTTCCTGAAAAAAAGATTGCTAATGATATAAATGCAAAAGATTCTTTGAGTAAGACGTTAAAACCTATTAAAAATAAGATTAAACTAAATTCTAAGCAACTGACAGCTGAATATAAAAGCAGACTTGCTTATATTCATATGGAAAATGGAGGTAGTGGGAATTTCTCTCGTATAGGCGATTTAAATGAACTTATCATAACAGAAAACAATATAAATGGTAAAACATTTAAAGGAATGATAAGAGGTTATGCTGATATACCTGAAAATTTATTACCTTATGCTGATGAGTTTAGAAACCTCGCAAATGAATATACTAATTTAAAATATGGATCTAATTTATCTCAAAAAGGTTATAATTTTGATATTGTTTATGATAAAAATCAAGCTATGTCTAATTTAAAGTTAGCAATAGACACTGATGACTTAAATGCAAAAAAAGTTGTGGTTGATGAAATATTAAAGAATACTGAAAAAAAAGTTTATTTGACAGAAGCACAAGCTAAGCAATTTAAGGTAGGAGATACATCAGGAGTATATGTATTAGATAATCAAAGTATTATCAAGAAATTAAGAAATGATATAAATAGTACAACTCTTGATATAAGAAAAAATGGTAATGGAAAACTGGTAGATTATGAGAGTAAAACTTGGAAAGATGTCGCAGTTCAAAATGCCCCTTTGCCAGAAATAGATGACTATTTTAAGTTAAAACAAAAAGAAATAGATGGCAAAAAATTAAGTAAGAAAAATTTAACATTTATAGAGAACTACGAAACAAAATCTATGAATTGGCTTGATGGTTTTTTAGATGATATAAATGCAGAAGTAGATCCAATAAATTCATTAAATAGAATTTATAAGCAAGTTATTGATGAAAAGAGTGGGCTTAATACATTAAGAGATAGATTGAATGGAAATTATGACAGAATAGAAGCCAATCATAATACATCAACTGGGAAAAATATGTATGTGCAAAATAACAAAACATTAAAAGAAGCAATAGAAAACGAAACTCAACATCTAATTGAATTAGGTGCTGATGTGACTACAAGAAAATTTTCAGATATGTCACCTGGTTACAGAGGTGCATACAATACAAGAAATTTAATGATGTATAAGTTTTTATCTAACTTGAATTATCTTAAAGAAATAGCTACTAATAAAGAAAGAATTAACTCAGGTCTTATAGATTTAGGTTTTAATGAAAGAGTTGGAGTTTTACAAAGTTCAAAAGAAATGTTGAGAGCCACTAAAAATGTTGCTAAGAAATATCAAAATCTAAAAAATATTGATTTAGACACTATAACTAATCCACTTGAAAGATTACAGATAGAGGCTTATATTGATAAAGTTATGGAAACTGAAATTGATATGAGGGGCCATACAAAATCTAATACTTTAAAAAAAGCTGGTGAATTAGGTGCGAAAGGTCAAACAGCTTCTGATGTACAAAGAATAGCTTTGGCTGAATATTTTACAGCTAATGCTATGTATGATGAGTTTACAAAATTTAAAATAGAAGATGTTACACCTACTATGAAACAGGTCCTATTTGATATGGGCATAGATGATAATATAAAACTGAAAGCTATTCAAGATGATATACTAAGTACAAACAGTGTTACAGGGCTATTAGATATTGTAAAAGATAGAAGTAATACATCTACTGTAAAAAGTTTATTTGAACAATTTGCTGATATAAACGGAAAAGAATTAAATGCTTTTAGTGGACATACAGTAGGATTAAAGGCAGATAGTTTTGTTAGCAGAACTTGGGCTAATTTTAACGGCATGTTTAGAATGTATAATATGAATTTATTAACAAGAACATTTGATAGACTAACAACATATATTGATAGTGATGGTCTTACAAGATATAGATTTTTAAATGATGGTAAATTATCATTAAATAAAACAAGTTTTACAGGTTTATCTGAATGGAAAGCAAGTTCAAGAATTTTAAATTCAGGGACAACAGCATTACAAACAGCAGGGCTTGTATATGGTGTTGGGTGGTTAACTGGTAAAATAACAGGTACATCAAGAGATGAAATGGTAGAAGCTAAAATGGATGCCTTAATGCATGGAGAAGTTGCAGATACTGTTATTGATGTAATTAAAACAGGTCTAGTTGATAATACTGGGCTTGAAATTACAATGGGTGGAGAAAATGTTGTTGCTAGTTTCTTCAATCAAAATTTTAAAGGTTTGAAAAGAGATATGTCTTCAAGTTTATCTCCTATACAAAAAATAGTTTATGGTGCTTTATACATAACCTCTCCTAATGCAGTTTCAAGAGGTGTAGACAATATTAAATTTGAAAAGAATATACCTAATAGACTTGATACAACAAGCGAATATTTAAAAGAAAAATGGAAATATGAATATAAAGATAAAGCCCAAGCTGAACAAGATGAAGGATTATTACCAATAGAAAAATTAGGACTTGCTGGACTAGGGCTTTTATATGAAAGTGGTAAAAAAGCTTTTGATAGTGTGCTAAAAGAAAAAACAGATTATCAAGAATATTTTGAAAAACATCCTGAACAGACTGAAAGATTTGGAGAATTTAAAGAAGAAACACCACAAGAAGCTAAAATTGCTTTGGCTAGTGGTATTATGGAACTAGCTGAATATGGAGCAAGAAATGAGCAACTTGATGAAATTCTTTCAACAGCAGATACAGTAGAAGAAAGAGAACAAGAGTTAAAAGAGTATGGTATGGATTATCAAACTCAACTTACTAAAATGGATAAAAACAATAAACTTGTGTTCCATGCAGTCATGTCTTATGCAGAAATAGAAAGTCCAGAAACAATTATACTTGCTATGAATGAATTTAATGAATTAAAAACTAAGGAAGAAAGAGAGGCATTTCTAAATAATTTTATAAGAGAGGATCAAGTTGATGATTTTAATAATTTCTTAGATAGAGTTATGGAGGACAAAAATAAAAAAATGGATAGTATCTATGATAGAGATTATTCATATGGTACTGAGGGATATATAGAATTTTTACAAACTTTAAGAAATGAGATGTAATAAAAAAAGTCCAGTTATTAGCTGGGCTTTTATTAATTTATTTGATTTTCTATTATTTTTATAATATCAAAAATATTATTTTCTAAGTCTATTCCAAATCTTGCAAGTTCCATATTTGTTGTATTTATTTCAAAAACTACTCTTTGAAATTCTCTTTCATTATCATATGCTATTGATTCTTCTATTTTTATAAAGTCAGTTGAATCAGCAATACCAATTATAGAACTTAAAATTTTATCTATTTTAGAAGCTTTATCAAAGTTATTATTGTATTTTTCCTCTTCAAGTCTTGCCATTAAATATCTCTCGATAGCTGTTACTTTATACTTGTAAAATTCTCTTAAATGCTCCTTTCTAAATTGTGTTGCCATTCTAATTCTATCTGGTGACATACGAATATCATATTGTTCAGCAAATTTTTTCATTATAAATTCCCCTTTTTTTATTTTCATTATATCATAAAATCAAATTTTAATTATATAATTTCTCTCTTTTCTCTTTGTATATTGCTAACAAAAGCCGTGTTTCATCTCCACCATTACTATCAATATACATGGGGCTGTTGCAAATTGATGATTTTTATCGTCAGCTTGTAACAGTTTTTTTCTTTTTACAAAAAAAATAGAAATCTTTTTTTATTTTGATTTCTATTCTTATTTTTGGACGAATTTAATACAAGTCTACTTTTTTATTTTTTACTAAGCAGATTTTAGTGAGTGTAACACTGTTCCTATTTTATTTTTGCTTAATTTAGAAATATATCTATTAAAATTATATGCTATACAAAATAGCGCTATTTCTC